TTATTGGTTATACCGGAAGTGGGTTTTCTTCAAGTGCCGCAATATTTACTGGCTCAATCCAAGAGCAAACATATTTATTAACAGATGCTGCAACAATTTTTATTGAACCGGGAAATGGATCAATACAATATTTAACTTCAATAGGTGCATCAAGAACAATAAACACATCATTATTTATAAACGGCGAAGCAGTGACGCTAATGATAAATGACAATAATGGTGCAGGAAGCGTTTCTACATGGAGTAGTGTAGTATGGGTTAACAATGCTGGCTTGGCACCAACATGGCCTGATAGTGGTACATATACTGTAGTGACTTTATGGAAAGTTAATGGAATAGTTTATGGTGCAATAGTAGGAAATGGAACATAATGATACTACGTAGCGTATTAAGTGCAGGACAGTTTAGCAATTTACCACAACCCACTGTTCAATATTTGGGTTCATATACCCAAACTACCTCTACTACTATTAGCACAGGAACTCCATCTGCTACTAGATCAATAGTTGCAATAATTTCAGGATATTATGGAACAAGCACCGCAGCCATTAGCAACTTACGAATTAATAATACACTATGTTCTCGTGTAGGTAGTAGTCAGACTAACATCTACACCGGATTTGTAGCAATTGGTGCATTAGCTCTTCCGACTGGAACCACCACAAGTTTGTCATTTTCTGTTTTATATGATGAAGTGAATATTGCAGTTTTTTCTATAAAAGGAAAAATACCTACTAATTTTAGTGCAGCAACCAACACAGGAACACCTACTGGAACAGTATTCAGTCATACACTAACAACCACATCACCAGTTAACAAAAGTTTAATATTTACTGGAATATCTTCATACGCAGGTGGCCGACTTGATGCAACTTCTTCTCTTCCAAATACGTTAATTATTCCTGTTGGTGGTGCGACCTATGTATTAGGCTCTGCTTACACTTCTGTTTCTACTAGTGTAAATCCATATACCATTACATGGACTGCTCCTGTTGGTCAGAGCTGGGGTGCATTAGGCCATACTGTTAGTTCACTAGCAATAGGTTTTTAAATAAAGGATAAAATAAATGTATATAAAAGTAATAAATGAAATTCCAATTTCTTATTCAATTGAACAATTAAGATATGAAAATCCTAATATATCTTTTCCAATTAATATATCTAATGAAATATTAGCGAGATTTGATGTATATCCTTGTTCATTACAAGAAATACCTTCTATCAATGATAAAACACAAAAAATTGAAGAAGGTGATATTATAAAAGAAAATGGAAACTGGATTAAATCTTGGAATATAATAGATAAAACCCAAGAAGAAATTGATATTTGGACAGAAACCAAATCATTAGACGCCAAAGCAAAAAGAAATATTTTACTAAGCGAAACTGATCATTTTGCATTAAGTGATAATACATTAACTCCAGAAATGGCTGAATATAGACAAGCATTGCGTGATATTACACAACAAGATGGTTTTCCCGAAAACATAGAATGGCCCGTTAAACCTGTATAAATACATACATGGCAATAAATATTAATAATCCAGAAAACACAATAACTACAACTTCGGGCGAATTGATTGTAGATGATACACTCAATATTAAAGACCTGAAGGTAGGCCCTATTTTTGTTATAGATGAACAGGGAAATTGGATTGGACCGCCTATTTCTTCTTCTGCTTATACTGGTTCGCAAGGAATTCAAGGAAATCGTGGATATACGGGATCAAAGGCATACACTGGTAGTCGTGGTTTTGTTGGATTGGTTGGTTCTAGAGGATTTTCTGGATATATTGGTAGTCGCGGAACACAAGGAAATATCGGATATACTGGAAGTCGCGGATATACTGGAAGTCGCGGATATACTGGAAGTAAAGGAATTTCTGGATTTACAGGAAGTCGGGGATTTCGTGGAAGTAAAGGCTATACTGGCTCACAAGGAAAAGGGCTTACAATAACAGGATCAGTTGGATTAATTTCAGAATTGCCAACAATCGGAAACAATATAGGCGATGGATACATTGTTCAAGAAAATAATAATCTTTATATATGGAATGGAACTGTATGGATAGATTCTGGTAAATTTACTGGATTTACTGGCAGTCGAGGGTTTACCGGAAGTCGTGGGTTTACTGGCAGTCGTGGTTTCAGAGGAAGTATTGGTTATACCGGAAGTCGTGGTTTCAGAGGAAGTATTGGGTTTACAGGTAGTCGTGGTTTCAGAGGAAGTATTGGGTTTACAGGTAGTCGTGGATTTACAGGTAGTCGGGGTTTTACTGGTAGTCGGGGTTTTACTGGTAGTCGTGGATTTCGGGGAAGTAAAGGTTATACTGGCTCACAAGGAAAAGGTCTTACAATAAAAGGATCAGTTGGATTAATTTCAGAATTACCAACTGTTGGAAATAATATAGGTGATGCATATGTTGTTCGAGAAAATGATAATCTTTATACATGGAATGGAACTACATGGATAGATTCTGGTAAATTTACTGGATATACTGGTAGTCGTGCATATACCGGAAGTCGTGGATTTACTGGAAGCAAAGGATTCGTAGCTGATGTTGATAATATTCCACCCTCTAACATATTATCTGGGCATATGTGGTTTAACACTGATGATGCAAGTTTAAATGTTTATTACAATGACGGCACGTCTTCTCAATGGGTTAGTGCAACTGGTCCTAGAGGAATAACGGGATATACTGGCAGTCGTGGATTTCGCGGATTTACTGGTAGTCGTGGATTTACTGGAAGTCGCGGATTTCGTGGAAGTATAGGTTATACTGGTAGTCGTGGATTTCGTGGAAGTATAGGTTATACTGGTAGTCAAGGAATCGCAGGACAAATATCATATGTCAATACAAATGCTCCAACTGGAATGCAAGCTGGTTTTATGTGGTTTGACCCAGACGATGCAACATTAAGCGTATATTATAGCGATGGCGATAGTTCACAATGGGTTGTTACTAGTGGACCAAGTGGACCGCAAGGATTTATTGGCAGTAAGGGATTTGTAGGAAGTCGCGGATTAATTGGTTTTATAGGCTCACGTGGACCCAATGGAACAAATGGAACTGTTGCAAATACAAGCGAAACAACTCCTATTAGTCCAGTAAGTGGACAAATTTGGTTTGATCCAAGCGATACTTCACTTTCTGTTTATTATAATGATGGCGATAGTTCACAATGGGTTACAATTAGTGGACCACAAGGACCGCAAGGATTTATTGGATTTACTGGAAGTCGTGGATTTGCAGGAAGTCGTGGATTAATTGGTTTTATAGGGTCACGTGGGACAAATGGAACAAATGGAACTTTAGCAAATACAAGCGAAACAACTCCTATTAGTCCAGTAAGTGGTCAAATTTGGTTTGATCCAAATGATACAACATTAAGCGTATATTATAATGACGGCGATAGTTCACAATGGGTTGTTACTAGTGGACCAAGTGGACCATCTGGTATTACTGGATATACTGGAAGTCGCGGATTTGCAGGAAGTCGTGGATTAATTGGGTATAATGGAAGTAAAGGTGTAACTGGAACTTTAGCAAATACAAGTGAAACAACTCCTATTAGTCCAGTAAGTGGGCAAATTTGGTTTGATCCAAATGATACTTCACTTTCTGTTTATTATAGCGATGGCGATAGTTCTCAATGGGTTACAATTAGTGGACCACAAGGACCGCAAGGACAAAGTGGCTCTCCTATAGGAGCTATAATATCTACATCAACTAGTAGATTATTTGCATTAACTGATGCAAATTCAATGATTTTTTCTACTTCTTCTGTTGCGGTTTCATTTACTATTCCTTTAGATTCTAATGTTAACTTTCCTATAGGATCAGTAGTTCATATAACTCGTGACGGAGCGGGTAGCGTTACTATAGAGAATCAAGTTGGTGTTACGGTTAGAATAAGGAATGGATTATCTAATCAATTAGCAGTTCAATACTCAACTGCAACTGCAACAAAAATTTCTGCAAATTATTGGTATTTATCAGGAGACTTAGCATAATGTTAATATCAAATACCTCTTCCAGATGAAGAAAATATTTACGAATGGAATGAATCAAATCAAGCTTGGATTATGATTTATATGAAAGTATAAATAAACTAAAAAGGATCAACAATGGCTTTAAATTTTCCTAGCAATCCAACTATAGGAAGCACATATACACAAGATAGTAATACATGGACCTACGATGGGTATAGATGGACATTAAATGTAACGCAAACTTTGGATGGATTGTCAGATATTGTAACTACCCCAGTAATTGAAAATGGCAGTTCATTGCTTTATAATTCTACTATACAAAAGTGGGAACCAAAAGTCGATACTAGTGCGATAGCATTTGCTATCGCGTTATCATAAGGATTAAAAATGGCTAAGAGAAAACTTTTTATCGGAAATTATACATTTGATGTAATAAATGGCACTGTTATCCTCCCAGATAATATTGCACCAGAGAGACTACTTCTTATAACAGATGTGACAATTAATAAACAAATATATAATTTCTCTGATCCAAATTTTGGATATAACAGCGTCTCTTACAACGCAGAACAAGAAGAAACAACTATAAGTCTTAAAGCTAATTTGTCTGCACTTGGTGCTTCTAATACTGATAGATTGCAAATTTTTATTGACAATGACGTTCAAGAAGTAGAATTTAGTGAATCTTTTATTGATCCCGTTAACAAAATTCGCGTATCAAATCCAGAAAATCTAATTGATACTGACTTTGAATATGGTCTACAATCAACAAAGTGGGAGACACTTGAACTATCAAATAATATACCAAGTTTTTATAGTTCTGGTGATGGATATGGGCTATTTGGTATTATAAAAATTCAAACAATAGCAAGCAGTAATATAATAACTGTTACATTAACCCAACCACATGGATTGGCAAAAGGTTCTCCTATTGATGTTAAGGGATTAGATTCAAATACAGCAGAAGGAAAATATCTTGTTGATACTATCGTAAGCGATATTGAATTTACTTATAAAGCTAGAAAAATACAATCATCATCTGCTATTATTAATGGTCCGTATACAACTATTGTACCAGGACAATTTTATAGTGGTAGTTCAATAGAATATACTACAGAAAATGGTATAATATCAGATTTAGCAAATCAATCAAAAATTACAGTTACAACTAGCAGTGAACACGGCTTCAACGCTAATACAAACTTTTATCTGTTAAATTCAGTATCACCAAAATCTATATTATTATCAAATGTTACCACCGATAATGCACCCGATGGAAGACCATATGTGGATAATGTTAACACTTTGAACCTAACACAAAATCCAAATACAAATTTTACTGAAACAAAGCATACTCGTGGTGCATACAGTAAAAAAATAATAGCAACAGATGTTAATACAACAAGCAATAGAATATTATGGAATACTCATGGATTTTTAGAAAATGATTGTGTGTTTTATGTAAAACCTACTGGCGACACATCAATTGGAGGTTTGACAAGTTTAAATGTATATTATATAACAAACCCAACAACAAATGATTTTCAATTAAAAGCAACTTTTAATGGACCACCAATCACACTTACATCCACAGGAACATATGTTTATGGTCGTGGTGAATTTATGATTGCATATGAAATAGAAAATTCACTGGCTCAATATACCACGTGGCGTTCATATTTTTATACATACGGCCATAATTCTGGCATTGGTTCAGGATGGGATTTACGAACAGACGGATATGGTAAAATGGGGGCAAAGCCGACTTTTCTTGCAACTTTTTTTAAAGGAACCAACTTGGCTTTCTATGGTTCTGCTTATTCAAATGTTATATATAATCAACCATTTTATTCACCATATTATACTAGTGGAATGACCATTCCAGATAATGGAACAACACCAAATAGCTTTAATTTTGTAGAAGATATTACAAGATATGTTGGTGCTGAAACTTTCAACACAATTAATACTACATTTTTTACAAACTCATTTTATAGATATACCGCATATTATTATTCCGGTGCTACATATACATTCGCTCGCGGAGAAATGTTTATGATTCCATTAAACTATGATACTGAAGCAGATTCGTTCTATGTCCAAAATCATGGATTAACAGACGGACAAACGATAACATTTTCAACGTTGACAGGTTCTGCCCCAACATATATATTACCAGTTAATGGAAACTACACAACTGTTTATACACCTACAAACATAGCAAATGGTAACTATACGGTTGAAGTTGTTTCAAATGACAGATTTAGACTGAAATCTGGGACTACTGTATTAAGATTACATAGTGCAAATGGAACATATAGCTTTGCAGCAACAGTATTAAATAGTGTTAGAAATAGTTTTTATATAGCAAACCACGGACTTACTACAAATAATACTATTCAAACAAATGTAGAAAATTCTGGTGTTCTTCCTACTACACAAACTGGCCCAGTTACATATCTTGCTAGCAATACTGATCTAAAAGTTATGTATAATATTGTTGGAAATGCAATTCAAGAATTTATAAATGAACAAGAGGTGTTATCTGGTCAAACATATAAAGATTTAGTATTTGATGGATCAAATAGTTCTATACCATTTATATATGGTTCTGGAAGTTCTACAAATACTACATTTCAAGGAAGTGTCTCTTGGATAGCTAATTTATACCATCCTTCGTATGGTACTTTTTATCCAAATTATGCAACTGGTAGATTTGATACTGGCGATGTTGAAGATTTTGGAAAAGAAACATCCCTCGTTGGACTCGGATTTAAAATAATTACAGTACCTTATGAAAAAGATAAATTGATACCATATTATCTGAATATGACTACTGGGCCATATCGTCAATCGCACGGTATACAAAACGCATTACGACATGTCACCTCAGAATCACAAACAACATATGACAAATTTGTTAATACTACAAACCCAACCGTATATACTACAAGTGGGTCGGTTACTACTGATTGGAGATATGCAAGAACTGCTCAATATATAAATGCAAGTGGAAGAGATGTTATTGTTAAAATTGATTATGCATTCTCTAGAGATGCATGGAGAAATGGACAGAGTTTCTTACAAAATGTAACTGCAACAAACACTTCAAATATATACTCACATCTTTATAATAGTGCGACTTTTGATACTGCGAAAGCATTTGTAATGATACGTGTTCCAGATGCAGTTACACTTAATAATGCATGGTTTGATGCATTAGATGTAAAAGTAATGAATTCTCTTGTTCAAAACTTTCAATATCCAGCATTAACTTTAGGAAATAATTATCTAGTTGATGTTGTAAATAATAATAGATTTAGATTAAAAAGTCAATCAGGATTAGAACTTGACTTGACTACCAGTGGAACACAAAATTTAAAATTTGTTGATGTTACTACACCATATGGAACTATTGATGGAGTATATTCAGTAACCAGTGTCCCAGAAGAAAATAAGTTAGAATTTTCCTTGCCGTTTAAGGCAGATAAAAAAGAAACATTCATTCAAGTTAGCTCTCAAACATATAATGATTATTTTTATGTCTCTACTGGTCATACACATGCAAATAAAACTCCGGTGATTTATAGAAATAATGGAAATACTAATCTTACTGGTCTGATTAATGGAAATACATATTATATATATGTCACAGACGATTTATATTTTAAATTAGCAGAAAACATAAACAACTTAAATAATAATATTTTTATTGGTATAACATGGAGTGGACAACCTACAGGAACAACTCATATATTTGAAAGTAATACAGTTAATGGATTTGTTTCATTATCTGACACTATTTCAGTAACTAGTGGAAGTAGAACCGTAACTGGTAGTAGTAGTAGCAAGTTCAAAACCTTTTATAAATCAGGAGATACAATTTATATAAAAAATAAGACATCTACTCCCGGTAAAATTGAAGAGTTTACCGTTTCTGGCGTTATTGACGATATTGAATTATCATTAGCACAAGAAAGCACATTTACTTCTTCTGACACAAAACATATGGTAAAAACAAAATTGTATACTAGACCAGACGGTGCTACGTTACATAGACCATTTGATGGTGGAGTTGAAATAAATGCTGGAACAAGTCCTGGAAGTCAAATCGTAAGACAAACTAGAAAATATTTCCGATATCAATCTGGTAAAGGTATTCAAGTATCACTTGCTATAAATTTCAATCCATCAATTCAGGCAGAAGATATATATTCTAGTGGAATTAATGTTTACATTAAAACAAAATATCCACATGGACTAACTACAGAAAACACGATAAATGTAAAAGAAAGCCTTGATACGGAATATAATGGATCATATAAAGTTGAAACAATTATAGATGACTTTAACTTCACCTATAAATTACCTAGTGTACCATCAACCACTGTTCCAAGCGGGATAATTAGTTATAATATTGATTCTTGGCAGAATAGTTCTGTCCGTGGAGGGTTATTTGATTTTCAAAATGGATTTTTCTATGAATTTGATGGGCAAACTCTTTACGCAGTTAGAAGAAGTTCTACTCAGCAAATTAGCGGAACAGTGACTGCGACCTTTGGTTCTAATGAAATATCTGGTAATGGAACTAATTTTAGTGGACAATTAGTGGCAGGAGATAACGTTGTTATTCGTGGTATGACCTATAAAATAACAAAAATTAAAAGTAAACAGTCTATGGCTATCCAGCCTTCTTATAAAGGATTGTCAAATTCTGGTATTATTGTAACTAAAACTATTGATACAAAAGTTCCCCAACATCAATGGAATATTGATAAATGTGACGGAACTGGACAAAGTGGTTTTGTTATTGACAAAACAAAAATTCAGATGGGATATATGGATTATTCATGGTATGGTGCTGGTAAAATAAGATTTGGTTTTAAAGATAGAAATGGTCATGTAAAATATGTTCACGAATTCATCCACAATAATAGATTGACAGAAGCATATATGCGTAGCGGTAACATACCTGCAAGGTATGAAATAGAAAATACAGGACAAGCAACTTATATTCCAAGCTTATTCCATTGGGGAACAAGCGTTATCATGGATGGAACATTCAATGATGACAAGGCATATTTGTTTACTGCTGCATCCGATAACTTGACTTTTACAAACGGTCAAAGTCTGACTGCCAATACTAATGCAAATTCTACATTAGTAACTATTTATAACAGAGATTTAAGAACATACGACTGGTATGTTCAATTAAGTTTTGCATCAACAGATGCAAGTAAGTTCTCAGTAGGAACACTGCTATACACAGCAAATGGACAACTAAATGGCAATAAAGTGACTGGTGCATCTTATAGTGGTTCAAATTATTTGGTAAGAATATTCATTGCGTCTCAGCAAAATGTTCCATCTAGTTATCCTATCGTAGCTTCTGCTACTGCCGTTGGCGTAGGTGCACCAATAAGTGGTGGAGTCAGTAGTGAAATATTAAATAAAACAATACCACTTCTGTCAATAAGACTTGCACCAAGTGTCGATAATGGTATTACTGGTAATTTAGGAGAAAGAGAAATTATTAATAGAATGCAATTACAACTAAAAGGAGTTGGACTTGTGCTAACGCATGACGCAGAAGTTGCATTAATAATTAATGGGAGTCTAAGTAATTCATCTTTTGAAAAAGTACAATCACCATCACTGTCAAATCTAATAAAACATGTAACAGATGATAGCATTATTGGTGGAACAGAAATCTTTAGTTTTCGGGCAAGTGGTGGTAACACAGATTCTACTGGCAAAAGATTATCAAATACTTCAAACTTTGATTTGACTGAAATAACTGATTTGGGTAATAGCATTTTAGGTGGTAATGGCGTATTTCCAAATGGGCCAGACTTATTAACTATAGCTATAAGAGTAAACGACACTAGCACTATCAATGCTGTATCGCCATTTATTGTTAGTTCACGAATAACTTGGAGCGAAAGCCAAGCATAATCTATCTATAAATTACTAAGAAAAGGCGTGAATTTCTTCACGCCTTTTTCATTTATTTTCTTGACATTTTTTCCAAATCATATATACTATTAGAATTAGAAGAAATGATTCTATATTTAAAAATTAAGGATTTTTATGAAAATAGCAATTTGTGATAAAATTGGATTGTGTTACGATGGTAACACATTAAAAAAGTCTGGGCTAGGTGGAAGTGAATCTGCTGTAATTTTAATGTCTAAAGAATTGTCAAATCTTGGATTTGATGTTACCGTATTTAATAATTGCAAAGATAGTTCTCATTCGCAGCCGGGAATATACGATGGTGTAAAATATATTGATAACAACGATGCACCATCAATAAATGAAATATTTGATGTTGTTATAGTAAGTAGAACGGCAGAGCCATTTTTTAATTTCACAAGATACCCATTTATTAAAAATGCAAAAACAAAAGTCTTATGGTTACATGACACGTTTTGTGAAGCTGATCAATATGTTGAAGATTTGTTAATAGATGGAATGATAGATTATCTATTTACGCTATCTGACTTTCACACAGACTATGTATTGAATTGCGATCATGGCAAAAAAAGAAACTATGAAGTATTGAAAAGAAAAGTATTTCAAACCAGAAATGGTGCGGTAAAATACATTAATGATGTAGATATTTCTAAAAAAGATAAAAATCATTTTGTTTATAATGCAAGTGTGACAAAAGGGCTAATACCACTAATAGAACATATTTGGCCTAAAGTAAAAGAAAATATTCCCGATGCTCATTTAACTGTTATAGGTGGATACTACAGATTCCGTGAAGGTGCAGAACCTGATGAGCAAGAAAAAACATTAAGATCATTAGTAGAAGATGATAGATTAAAATCTCTTAATATATCATTTACTGATGTCATACCACAAAGTCAGATAGCAAATATCTTAGCAAATGCAAACTTTATGATATATCCCGGTGCATTTCCAGAAACATTTGGAATATCTACACTAGAATCGCTTCTATATAATACTCCTCTTATAACTACTAGATTTGGTGCACTAGAAGAAACTGCTGTCGAAAAAGCATGTTATTTAATAGACTATGCAATAGAACCCAATTCATTATTTCCAAATATTAATAAAAATAGTCAAATTGATATATTTGTTAATGAAGTGATCAATGCATATAACAACACTTACTTGCACCAACAAAAACAAAATTATTGTAGCGTAGTAAAAGATATTGCTGGTTGGGATACAGTTGCATTGCAATGGAAACAATTCTTTTATCGTATATCTGGTAACTTTTTACCAGTTGAAGAACACAAATCAGTTAAGCGTATAAATGAAAAAGTCGCTCGTATATTTGGAAGAGTTAATACAATTCCAGCATCAAATGAATATTCTAGTAGCGGTCCACAAAATAAAATTGTTATTATTTCTCCATTCTACAATGCTGAAAAATATATCGAAAAATGTATTCTATCTGTGGCACAACAAGATTATTACAACTATGTTCATTATCTAATTGATGATAAATCTACTGATAGTAGTTATAGCACTGCAATTAAAGCCATCACAAGTTTGCATCCAGATTTACAAAGTAAATTTGTAGTTATAAAAAATGAAAATAATGTGGGTGCAGTTAAAAATCAAGTTGATTTGATTAAAAAGCAAAATAGTGATAGCGTTATTATGCTACTTGATGGAGATGATTGGTTGATAAATAATAATACAATCTTCCATTTGTATAATGATTACTATCAAGGTGGTGCAGAATTTACATATGGTAGCTGCTGGAGTTTGGCTGATAATATTCCATTGATTGCTCAAGATTATCCAGTTGAAGTTAAAAATACTAAATCATATAGGAACCATCATTTTAATTGGATTATACCTTATACTCATTTAAGAACATTTAAAAAGAATTTAATTGATAGTATAGATGACTCCATGTTTAAAGACGAGACAGGAAACTGGTATAAAGCAGGTGGCGATGGTTCTGTTTTTTATGCATTAATTGAGCAAGCAAGTCCAGATAATATTATAGCTATTAAAGAAATTGTATATAATTATAATGATATAAATCCACTTAATGATTATAAGGTAAATGGAAATGAACAAACCAAAAATGCACACAGAATAGTAAGAAAGATAGACACTGATAAAAATAAAATATCTTTCGTTATAAAAAAGTAAATTAAGGATTAAAAATGAGCAATATACCTACAAAAGCATATATATTACGTGCAGCAACAATTGAAAAATCAGTAGAATATGCAAAAATGTGTGCAGAATCATGTGACAATGTTGGTCTACAATGGGAATATGTAGATGGTACAGAAGGGAAAACCCCAGATGAATTATGGGGAGAAGGAAATGATTTTGGTATATCAAATTATCTAACAGATATGCATTTAGAGTCTGCTAATTGCACACATGGACACTTTATGATATGGAAAAAAATAGCAGAAAATAATGAATGTGCAATAATAATGGAACATGATGCCATCATGTTACATCCACTTACAGTTGAAATACCAGATAATAAAATCACAGTGTTGGGATATAAATTAAAAGACTATACACGATATGATTATAAAACTGCTGGTCCAACAAAAAGATTTGTAGAAATAAAAACACATCGTGGTGCACATGCTTATGCAATTACTGCAAATACCGCAAGACTATTATTAATGGAATTAAAATTTACAGGTGTTCCAGTATGTATAGATACCAAATATTTTAGAAGACTTGATCCAAAATATGTATCAAGCATACAAATGACATTAGCCGATCCGTCTACCGCAATAGGTTGGATTAGATATTCTACTGTGAGAAATCTAGAAACAGGAGACGTGCATGATTTACAATATTTAAAATCGTTCAGCGACAACCTAGATAAGAAAATAACAACAAATGAAAGAACTGAAACAAACATGAAAAAAATTTTAATAGCTATTCCAACTGGAAAATATATAGAACCAGAAACATTTAAATCAATATATGATCTTGATGTTCCTGAAGGATATGAAACTGAATTTCAATTTTTTTATGGTTACAGAGTAGATCAAATACGTAATCTAATTGCAGATTGGGCCAAAAGATATGATTATCTATTAGCAGTAGATAGTGATATAGTATTGCCAAAAAACACACTACGAAACTTTTTAGCTGCTGATAAACCAATAATAAGTGGACTTTATATTCAACGAATACCTAATACACATGTATTGGAAGTTTATATGGATACTCCAAATGGTGGTTGTACTAATATTCCATATGAACTTATTAGAAATCTCGGTATTGTAGAAATTGCAGCATGTGGTTTTGGATGTGTATTAATTAAGGGAGAGGTATTTAGAAACATACCATACCCACAATTTGAATATCATTCTGCACTAAACCATCACGATACAGTAAGCGAAGACGTGGACTTTGCAATTAAAGCAAGAAAAGCAGGATTTACGATATGGGCAGATAGTAGTATACAATGTGAACACATTGGAAATACTACGTTTATAGTTGAAGACGCTCAAAAAAAAAGATTCCGTGAACTAGCCAACAAAGATTTGCTTCCAATAGGTCATCGTGATTATATGGCTAAATTAAATATCGAACCCAAAGTAATTTATGATATTGGTTCATGTGTTACTCATTGGTGTAGCGTAGCAAGAAAAATATGGCCTGATTCAAAATATTATTTGTTTGAAGCTATGGATGGTGTTGGTTCGATTTATGAAGAAAGAGGATTCCCAAATTATCATTTAGGAGTCCTCAGTGACGAATCTGGGAAAACTGTTGAATTTTATCAAAATACTTACCATCCCGGCGGTAACTCATATTATAGAGAAAATCCAGCAGTAAATCCTGCTACACTAGAATACTTCAATGATGATAGTAAAGTTAAAAAGAATACCCAGCGACTAGATGATATTATAACAAAAAACAAATGGCCTTTGCCCGATCTTATTAAAATTGATGTCCAAGGTTCAGAACTTGATGTATTAAAAGGTGCAAACATTGCACTACAATACTGTAGTGATATTATAGTGGAGTTACAACATCGTGAATATAATATCGGTGCACCACAATACGAAATTGTTATTGAATACTTAAAGACAAAAGGTTTTGAATTAATAAGTAACTTTACTAAAACAAATGTAGATGGTGATTATCATTTTAGGAGATTTAAATGATAAATCATTCATTCTTGAATAGAAGAGAAGATGTAATACGATATGCCAACCCTAATGGGGTTGGTATTGAACTTGGCGTAGCTGAAGGAGAATTCAGTGAAAGAATATTACAAAAAACTATACAATCTAATTTTTATCTTTATAGTGTAGATATGTGGGCTGGTGATAGAGGTCACAATAACGACCAATATGCAAGAGTAATAAAAAGATTAGAACCATTCAAACATCGTAATTCTATAATAAAATTAACATTTGAAGAAGCATTATCACTATTTCCAGATGAATATTTTGACTTCATTTATGTAGATGGGTATGCTCATACTGGTGAAGAAAATGGAAAAACTTTTTATGACTGGCTTCCAAAGTTAAAAAATGGTGGAATTATGGCAGGCGATGATTACCATGATAATTGGCCTCTGGTGAAACATGCAGTAAATGTATTTTCTGAAAAAATTAATAGAGATTTGCATTTAATAAATTGTCACGAGCCAGGATCAATATGGAGCGAATACCCAACATGGTTTGTATTTAAATGATTGACTTAAGAAATAAAAAAGTTGCAATTATTGGCAATGCTCAATATTTATTCAACCGCCAATATGGACGAGAGATTGATAATCACGATATAATCATTAGAATGAATCGTGCTGCAATATTATATACAAATAAGTATGATTATTATACACATGGTTCAAAGACAGACATATGGGCAATGTGGAGATATAATGAATATGAGAATGTCACTTACATTAAAGAACCAAAATATGTAATACAAATGGCATACTGGGAAGAATGTAATGCAAGTCACATAAACTATTATGAACCCGATAAACTTTACAACCTTATTAATATATCAGGTTGTAAAGTTCCAAGCACTGGATTAATGATGCTTGATTGGGTTTCTTATTTTGATACTAGTAAAGTATCGGTATATGGATTTGATTGGAAAACTACACCAACATTTACTGATCCTAATAGAGCGATTGATAAAGACATGTCGCATGACTTCAAAAAAGAAAAAGAAACATGTTATAATTATTTCATGAAAGAAAAGAAATATACATTTAGATTTTAATATTTTCTTTTACCCAATCCAATCCATTTGCTTCTTTTTTACTTTCCCATATTGTTTTTATTTTTTTATTAATAGAAGAATTTAACAAAACATTTTTTGCACCTCTATGTAGTGGTCTTGGATATGATCCAATATTAATCCAAACATATCCACCACTTTCATGATTTAAATCTGGTATAAATTCTTCATATACAGTTACTACAAATGCATTATACTCAAAATTTTTATCTCTACTTACATATCTATGAAGTGGATATATTTTCTCTATATCTGGTATAATTCCTATTTCTTCTTTTAATTCACGCAATAGTGTTTGTATTGGTTTTTCATTTTGTTCTTGTTTGCCACCCCAAAAACTCCAAGTTCCACCATATTTTGAATCTTCGCTTCTTAATTGTAAGCATACTCTTCCCGTATTCAACGATAAAAATATGCACCCACTTGCACTAATCACAAATAAATTCTCCAATATCCTTGGTTATATACGCCCTCGTAAGATAATTTCCACATTTTACCATCCCATTCATATTGTTTATCTGTGTTCAAATCGAAAACTCTTTCTGTATTTTGCGATATTGAATCAAAAAATATAACCCAATTGTTTCCATTATAAATTATTATATCATTTTCTTTAGCATCTACATTCCAGATACTGCTGATATTAGTATCTGCTAATAATAAGTATTTTTGATTAGATGCTGGCAGTGGTAAGGAACCATCATTTGGATAGGTAAGTGTTGGATCAATCGCTCTAGATATTGTTCCTAATGTATTAGACGGTATAGTGTCAGGATCAATATTTAATATAATTTTATTTTGCTCATCGGGGTCTAATGAAAATGTTCCTATAATTTCATCACCAGTATCTTCAATATTAGTTGATCTGCTAATTCTAATTTGACTTATACCTTCTCTAAAATCACCATACATTTTTAATATAGTATCCCAATTAAGTAATTGTCCATTTTCTTCAAATGCTCCTGATTTAGTAAGTATAATAGCATAAAGACCATCAAATTTCAACTTATAATTTTCAAAAGTTATAATTGAATAATTAGTAAATTGTGATTCAAATGGTAGATTTTTTTCAAAGAATTTAAGATTTTCTTCATCAAACCCATTCAACTTCGTTATTACATTATGTATTATATTTTGTTTTCTAATTTGTGCTGGGGGATTTAGATAAATTGGAACAGTAAATTGTAGTGTTGAAATATCTATAACTTCATCAACCCCAGAAGGTATTGATCTTCCTGACCAAGTAATATCAGTTAGTTCAACATAAGTTACACTACTCCAATCAACCATACTGTCATTGGTTCTTATATTAATATGTGGATTGAATAAGACATACATCTGTTCTAGTATCTGTAATTTTTGATCTGTGTTACTAGTCCATATATCAACATTAAAAACAAGAGTATAAGGAACTGGATTATATCTAGTTACTTCGTAATTATTTCCTTGTTCATTGGTATACGCTCCTTGTTCATAATCATATTTCTTTTCAGATATTAATGCAGTAGAAGTATGTTGTTGATATGTTCTTCTTTCTGGTGCCATTCTAACTGATGTAATATACAATGAAATAAAAGGAGTAGTGTTAATTACGTTTTCACTATTATTTTTTATTATATTAGCTGCCATTCTAGTAATGTCGCCATAGTTAACTGGGATCGTGCGGTATATAGAATTACCATCAACTGCTTTGCCCGTTTCTACCGAAAATCCAGAAAACAATCTCATAAATTGTTTTATATATTTTCTAAATTGTCCGTCATAAAAATAATTCATAATTATTCACTTTCCTTTGGGGTTTCTCTAGCTGGTATTGGATTGCTTATCGGTTGTCTAACAGCAAATTCACGATCACCTATTCCAACAGTTTCGTCAATATTTTGTACGAATTCACCACCATTGAATGTTTTTGATTCCCAATAATTTTCTTTAACTGTGCTATCAGAAATTCGTTGCCATTTATTTCCACTTCTAGTAAACAATCTATTTGGCTGGAAATCCGTTCTTATAAAATAATCTCCTTGATTTGGACTAGTTGGAAAACTATTACCAGATGGGATATTATTGCCATATCCTTGTGGAATGCCATCACCGAATGATAAATTAGTTAAATCTAAATCATAAAATTCAGCAGTATCTCTTGCAGATTTAACAACCGAGTCAGATATGTCTAATGTTTTTCTATAAATTGAAATAGCATCACCAACCCCACCATCGCCTGGATCTCCTAAAATTCCTGCAAATTCTTGACTATCTGTTATAGGTCCAAGTTTAACTCTCCATATATGAGGCCACCATGTTTGAGAAAATCCTTCTCCACCACGATTTGCATCCTGAACCACATAAAACTTCGGTAATCCTTCATTTCCAACTTCTAAACCAAGGTCATCAACCATATGCGGGAGTTCGATTACATCACCACTTATAAGTTTTCTACCAACTGTTTCTACCATATCATTTATATGAAACGTCATATATAACGTGTCATTTGTTAAAAATACACCAAATTGAGTTAAATCAAAATCATTATCACTTACATTATACACACCACGAAGTTCATATATATCTTTTTCATATTTTCTATCACGATTTTCTAAAAATAGTAAATCTTGAATATGAGTTTCATTTATTTCATCTTTAGAATTGTAATTTGGTTTACTTGCATCATTGCTATTATCGTTTTGATATGGACCAACATATTTGTGTATATATGCACCAGTCCCACCAATAAAAAACTGTTCACGTATAGTTCTGTCTATAAAATAATAATCAAACGATTTCTTTGGATTCCACATACTAATTCTTGGCATGAAATTATTCCTTTTCTTTTATTTATCCACACAAATAAAGACATTGACTAAACAATATTATAAATATATAATATTAGGAGAATATATATGGTCAATACTAGAGATACTATAATTAAAGAATTAGAATTGAGATTGGGTTATGGCCTAGTTGATGTGGAACTTGATCCAGACCATTATAATTTGGCTATTAATAAATCACTTGAAAAATACAGACAACGAAGTGAAAATGCAGTTATAGAACAATTTTTACATCTTCGTTTAGAAATAGATAGAACTGACTACAGAATGCCAGATGATGTAGTAGAAGTTATGAAAGTTTATCGTAGATCAACAAGTTTAGGAACAACTAGTGGCAACGATTTTGAACCCTTTGAAGCACAATTTTTAAATTCATTTTTACTACATAGTGGTCGTGCTGGT